TGGGTTTGAACGGGTTGGGACGTCCGCAGGCATCATTTCTCGCATGGCTGTGGCCGACGTGGACGTTGGCGCATTCTGGATGGGGGCGCGTGGGTTTTATACGTTTAACGGCAATACGGTGGCTGAGCTTCCCTGCGACGTTCACGACTATGTGTTTGGCGACATGAACCCAGCGCAGCAATCCAAGATTTGGGTGTTCAATAACGGCGAAATGAACGAAATCTGGTGGTTCTACCCCTCATCAGACAGCCTAGAGTGCAACCGCTATGTGGCCTACGACTACAAAGAGGGTCACTGGCTGATTGGCGAGTTGTCCCGCACGGCTGGCGTGCAGCGCGGCGTGTTCAAACACCCGTTCCTGACCACAGATGCCAGCGCACTGTTCGAGCATGAAGTCGGCTTCAACGTAGGCGGCGACAGCATTTTCGCAGAAACTGGCCCTATCAGCATCGGCACTGGCGAGCAAACCATGTCTGTGACCAAGGTTATCCCTGATGAGATCACGCAGGGCGACGTGTCTCTGACATTCAAGACACGCTTTCACCCCAACGATACAGAGCGAACCTATGGGCCATTCGACCCAAGCAACCCGACATCTGTTCGCTTCACTGGCAGGCAGGCGCGTATGCGTATTGAGGGCGAAACTGTAGGCCCGTGGCGCGTCGGTACGATGCGTGTTGAAGCCAAGCCAATGGGTAACAGATAATGCCAGCACCAGTATTGCCTCCAATTGGACCAGACTTGGCTCAGTGGGGGCGACAGCTTACCAGCTACTTGCAGCGACAACTGCCGCGCCTGTTCACTAAGTCGGCGGGAGACAACCCGTCCGAGAACGGCGTCATCCTGTGGGATGAGGAAAACGGCTACCCAGTTGTCAGTAAGAATGGTGAGTTCGTGCAGATCGTTCTTGAGGATGGCCAGTATTCTGGCGGCATTACGACCGACCAGACAGCGGCATCCGCAAACACAGCGTACGCATTAACGTACACGTCAAGCATTGCAGACGGCATCACCAACGGGACAACCGCATCGCAGTTGATCTTCGAGGAGGCTGGTCAGTACATGGTGTCGTTCTCTGCGCAAATCTCTTCGACATCAAGCAGCACGGTAAACTTCTGGTTTTGGCCGCGCGTAAACGGCACTGACGTTGCAGGCTCTACTATGCGAAACAGTCTGCACCAAAACGGCTCTACAATGGTTGTAAGCCGGTCGGCTATCTTTAACTTCAGCGCTGGCGACTACCTTGAAGCTATGTGGGCCGTGGATAGCACGGGCGGCTACTTGCACGCGCACACAGCCACAGCATTTGCGCCTGCCGCACCATCCACTACGATTGGGATTACGAGGCTTCATGGTTGACGAAAACGTAATACAGATGAAGCCGCCGGTGAAGTTGATACCGATCCTTCCGGAGAACCTCGATGAAGTTCTCGACATTGCGGTGGAGATGCTGGAACCGGCAGTCGCGCGTCAGCCGAAGGCGTTGCAGATCCAACACGTCGTTGACGACTTGCGCGAGGGTGCGTCCCTTCTGTGGATGGCCTACGTGGGGACAAAGCCTGTGGCTGCCGTAGTCACGTGCGTCGTGAAGCAGCCAATGCGCATGAACTTAAAAATCGAGTGGGTCGGCGGGAAAGGCATGAACATGTGGATAGACGAAGTCGTCGCCATTTTGACAAAAGTTGCTAAAGACGCTAAACTTGACGCTATCGAGGCTGATGGCCGCAAGGGCTTCTTCAAATACGCAAAAGCGGCTTCGTTCCGCGAAATATATACTCATTTTGAGATGGAGCTGAGCTGATGGGTTCGACCAAGACAGAAGAAAAGAAAATGCCGAAGTTCCAAGAGGACTTCATCACGCAGAATATCTTGCCCATGGCGGAGGAGATCGCGGGCACTGAGTTCAACCCCTACACGGGTGAGCTTGTCGCGGGCTTCACGCCGATGCAGCAGCAGGTTGCCGCAGAATACGGCAGCCTTGCGTCTGGCGCCGGTCAGCTCAATCAGGCGGCCGACATCTACTCTAGCCTCGGCCAAGGTGGGCAGCTCTCAAGCGAGAACGTCGCCAACTACATGTCGCCCTATCAGCAGAACGTGATTGACGCGGGTTTACGCCGGATTGGCGAGAACCAAGAGATGGCGCTGAACACAATGGGCGCGCAGGCTTCAAGGGCTGGTGCATTCGGCGGGTCTCGCCACGGCATTGCTGAAGCTGAGACGCGCTTGGGCTTCAACGAGCAAGCACAAGACTTCGTCGGCAGCCAGTTGCAGTCTGGCTACCAGAGTGCAGTTCAAAACATACTCGCAGACGCGGGCCTGCAGTCAGGCGCTGCCGGTGCACTCAGCCAGATGGGCATGAACACCCTCGCCGCCCAAATGCAGACCGGCGCGGCGCAGCAGGCGCTCGATCAGGCTCAGATGCAGGCTGACTACTCGCAGTTCCAGATGGAGCAGCAGCATCCGCTGTCGCAGCTCAACGCACTGCTCGCGGGCGCTTCCGGCATTCCGCAAGGGTACGGGACGACAACGAGCCACGATCCGTTTGGCGGCCTGACGGCTGTCGGTAAAGTTCTAGGCGGCGTAGGCTCGGTTGGTCAGGGCGGCGGTTTCGGCGCATTGTTTGGAGCATCTGACGTGCGACTAAAGGAAAACGTACAGCCCATCGAGGGTGTTTCCGGAATTCAGTTCTACACTTGGGACTGGAACAATGAGGCCAAGCGCATAGGCGTCGAAAATCAAGCGACAATCGGCGTTATGGCTCAAGAGCTAGAGCTTAAACACCCAGATCTTGTCACTATCGGTGACGATGGATACCGCCGCGTTAATTATAGCGGTCTCTTTAACCGAATTGGACGCTGAAAATGGATGAGATTACCCTAACACAAATGGATGAGATCCCCCTAACACAAGAAGACATAAATCGGCTCGACGAAGCTGGGTTTGATGTGATGGGCGCAGAGGTTGGCATGGAGGCGCTATCCAAGGAAGCCGAGTGGCTCAGGCAAAATCCACCGGTCACCCCAGCTCCGCTGACAGGCGGCGCCGGTCGCAAAGCGAGGCGCGGCGGCCCCACGTTGCAAACCACGTCTGCTACTGTGCAGGCTCCGACAGCAGCCCCGACAGCAGCTCCGACAGCAGCTCCGATGCAGCTGGAAGTCACTGACCCCGCGGTAATGGAGCCCCCAGCCCCAGCACCGGCTCCAGCGCCAGCTCAAGGCGTCGATCGGGATACTATTATGCAGGCCCTGATGGGGTCTCAGCTCGCGGCTCCGGCAGCTCCAGCAGATCCATTCGAAAAACTATCTAAGACGCAACGGCGGATGCTGGCGTTTGCCGGCCTGTCAGATGCCGGAGCCGCTTTGCAGGGGGTGCAGGGCGGTAATGTCAGCGCCCTCATGGGTCGCTTCAACGAAATGGAGGACATGGAGCGTAAGCGTCGGGCAGCTGCGCAGCAGCAAGCAACACTGCGAGCTGCGCTTGGCGGCCAGAGCGGTGCGCCTGTGACGGGCGTGATCGACAGCCCCGAGGCTGCGCGGGCTCGCATCGCTCAGCTCACTCAGCTGGCGATCACAAACCCGTCACTTGCACCGGCATTGCAGCTTGAGATCTCGCGCCTTGCTAGCGAGGCTGAGCGACTTGAGGCATTGGACTTGGCCAGCACTGAGGCCGCTACGCTTGAAACGGCCACCCTCAATACAGCAAGGACTTCTATGGCAACAGCGCGTCGGGCTCTAAGTGCGGCGCTTGGGCTCGAGGGGGAGGAACTGGATCAGGCGTTGCTTGCTGAAGAGATTGACCCAAGTAATTTTTCTATAGCGCGATTTACTGGAGGCGTAGGCAGCGAACGCTACAAGGAATTTAGGGCGGCCGCTCAAGAGCTTGAGGCCGTCATGACATTCCAGAACATGGGCGATGTGATTGAGGCTGGCGCAAAGCTGGGCACACTATCTGACGCAGACATGGTTATCTTAGGAAGACTGAGCGGCGTGATCGACGTGGCAAATGCTCCAAAGCAGACGGCTGATACTATCTTCCGCATATACAAGAAGTTGAACGACACCATCCTTGAGCTTGAGCGGGACCCCAACGCGATCAACGATGTAACGCCCGAAGAGCAGGCGCTTGTTGATAAGTACAGAAAAATGGCTGCGGCCGCGGCTGAGAATAAGGGTTAGTAAGATGGCGACATATAAAGAGCTTATGGAGTTGGCCGCAATCGCAGACCAGAACGGTGAAACTGAAGAGGCCCGCCAGCTGGTAGAGATGGCTCTAAAGGCGAAGGGCAATACCGCTCAGGAGCCAGCGCCGGAACCGGAAGCAGAGGCTTCCGTGGATGACGGCAAGTGGAACAAGACCCGCGCCTTCGCGCAGGGTATCTTGCTCGGCTGGGGCGACGAAGCTGAGGCGTTTATTCGTTCTGCGTACACTGGCGAAGAGCGTGAAGATTTGCTGAAGGAAATCCGCAAGGACATCAGCGCGTACAAAAAACAGAACCCGATCACAGCTGGCGCACTCGAAATCGGTGGATCTATCCTGCCGTCACTGGTCCCAGCTGGCCTCGCTGCCCGCGGCGCTATGGCTGCAGGGCGAGTTGGCACTGGCTTAGCCCGCACAGCACTGGGCGGCGCAGCGGCAGGCGCAGTAGAGGGCGGCATTGCCGGAGCTGGCACAGCCGACAGTGGCGATCGTCTAGGCGGGGCCGCAACAGGCGCCGCACTCGGAGCCACTATTGGCGCGGCTGCTCCGTTCGCGGTGGCAGGCGGAGCCGACGTATTGCGCCGCGCTGCCGACGGCCTCGGGGTGAGTGGCCAGAAACGTGCTGCACAGCTCGCAGAGCGCCGTGTCGGTAAAGCGCTCGAGCAAGAGCAACTAACACCAGAGCAGGCGCTTGTGCGCGTCACTGAGGCCCGTCAGGCTGGCGTGCCTATGACGGTGGCAGATATTGGCGAGAACACGCGCGGCGCTGCCTACGTGTCTCAGTCTGTGCCGTCTGAGGCTCGCACTGAGGTCGCTGACCTGCTCACACAGCGTGGCGTTGAGCAGGGCGAGCGGATCGCGGACGCAACCGCTCAGCGTATGGACGCGACCGGCGCATACGGCCTCGACTATCTGGACGAAATCTACGAGCAGGCCGAGGTTAAGTTTAAGCCGCTGTACGCAGCCGCAGATAAACCTATCCCCGCAGAGCCGTTCCGCAAGTATGGAAACCGGAAAGTATTCCGTGATGCCTTTAAGGCTATCCAGCGGCGGGCCGACACTCTGGGTGATGAGGTTCTCGAAGATCTTGACGAAGTGCTCGATCAGGACGTTGTCCCTACATCATACCTGCAAAAGATCGCTCAGGGCCTCGATCGTGTGATCGAAAACAACACTGACCCCGTCACCAAGAAGATAAGCTCTGAGGGTAAGGACATTCTGCAGGTCCGCAACGAGTTCAAGAGCATAATGGGCAAGCTGAACCCCGACTTCGCCAAGGCGGACAAGCAGTTCTCCGACATGTCCGACTTGCGTGACGCGTTCGACGTTGGCAGCAAGTTCATGAATATGGACGGTCAGGCGTTCGCCCGCAAGGTCGACAGCATGACCATGGATCAGGTTGAGGCGATGAAGGTCGGCATGATCACCAAGATCCGTGACGCCACGTCAGGCGCTGATGCCACGGATTATGTTAAGTCTATCTTTGGCAATAAAAAGCGTCGCGATGCGCTTAAAAAGGCGTTCGCGTCAGACGCTGAATTTGCAGACTTCGAGAAGTACATGAAGGCGGAGCGTGACCTTGTGTCAACTCAGCGACGCGTTCTGGGCGGATCTGCTACGCAGCGCAACATTGCTGAGAGCCAAGAGCAGGGCGTAGATCCATCCAGCCTACTTCAGATGGCGATCGGTGGGCGCGGTGAAGTGATGCGGCAAGCTGCCGGTGGTCTGGGCGGCTTAACGGCGCGCGCTCAGGGCGTTGGCGGTCCGGTCGCTAAGGAGATGTCAGACTTGCTGTTTGCCAACACTCCAGCGGCTCAGCGTGATGCCATGGAGCGTGTAGCGCAGCGTCGAGCTATGGACGCCGCGCGGACGCGTCAGATGCGGAACCAGCCGCAGCTGTACGGCGGCATATTAGGCGCCGCAGCTGGGCTGAACCAAGAAGACTTAGGCTACTAAGCCTTCTTCGCCTTCACATCTGGCTTGGACTTTGTCTGGGCCAGCTCTGCCGCTTGATCTTGAATGATCGTTGCGGCTTTTTCACAAGCACGGAAAAGTGCCATCATGTTTGCAACACGGTGCGGTTGATTAAGGATACGCACAATTTCCTTTGTTTCGTCGTCTAGCATTATAGCCTCCATTTTGTGGGGTAATGTTACGCTCAACCGGACAAGCGCGCAAGGATTGTTGGCATAACGGTGCCGGAGTGGTATTATGGGGCAGATAGATAGAGGAAGATCCATGGAAAGCTGGCACTTATCCAAATCAGTACCGGTCAGCTTTATACTGGCCATAGTTCTCCAGACCATCGGGTTGGTCTGGTATATGTCTGACTTGGACAGCTCAGTTGAGACAAACGCCCGTGAGATTGCCCGCCACGAAGTTCGCATCATGGAAGTTGAGCGCACTGCGCAGACGCAGGCCGTGATGCTTGGCCGTATTGATGAGAATATAAAGGCTATCCGTGAAAACCTTGAGCGTCGGTCAGGTGGCTAATGATAGACCCCATCACAGCACTGTCAGTTGCGGCAAGCGCTGTAGGTAATGCCAAGACGCTCTTGGCTGCTGGCCGTGATGCAACAGGCGCTCTCAGTAAGTTCGCTGGCGCTATTGCCGATGTGAACTACGTTGCTGAGAAAGCTAAGAACCCTTCGATCTGGAAGACGTTATCAGGTTCGGCAGAGGCAGAGGCTATTGAAATCTTTGCCGCCCAAAAGAAAGCGCTTCAACTCAAAAAAGACCTAGAGACGATCATCCGTGTGTACCATGGCCAGAAGGGTCTTGATGAATACAAGGATACGCTTCGTAAGGTTCGAGCGCAGCGCAAACAGAATGAGCACCGTAGGGCTGAGATCAAAGAGGCTCTACTCACTTGGACCGTTGGAACATTAGCAACCCTTGCCGGATTAGCTGGCTTGGGTTTAGTTATGTTTTGGGTAGGTAAGACACAGGGGAAATGGTAGATGCCACACACTGTCTTGGATGATTGGAAAATCTTGCCGCGTCTGATGATGCTGGCGGTCACTGTCTTGACATATCAGGCGGTGCATTGGTTCATGGGGCTAGATGACCCCAGTGTGGCGCAGAGTGGCCTTGTGAGCGTCTGCATGGGCGCACTGACAGGGTGCTTCGGCATCTGGATGGGTAAGGAGGGCAAGGCATGATTGGTGCAATAGCAAACAGCGTGATCGGCTTGGTCACTGCGCAGCTTGATGCCAAGGCTAAGGTCAAGGCTGCTGAGGCTGAGACCAAGATGAAGTTGGCAACCGGCGAGATCAGCTGGGAACAGGCAGCAATCGAAGCCAGCAAGGACAGTTGGAAAGATGAGGCTTGGACGATTGCGTTTATTGCTATCGTGGTCGGCAGCTTCATTCCGCCGTTGCAGCCGTACATGGCTGAGGGCTTTGCTAATCTTGAGAGCGCACCGCAGTGGTTCCAGTGGGCAATGTATGCCAGCATCGCTGCTAGCTTCGGCATCCGCACAATAAGAGGTTTTAAGAAATGAAGCTGACCGTTGAGCAACTAGGCGCAATGATCCCAAGCAACAACGAGGTTGAGGCTTGGTGCGAAGAGTTGAACAAGGCACTGCCTAAGTACGACATCAACACGCCTAAGCGGATTGCTTCGTTTATCAGCCAGTGCGCCCACGAAAGCCGTGACTTCACTGCGCTTGAAGAGAACCTCAACTACTCGCAAGGTGCGCTTGAGCGTGTGTTCGGTCGTTACTTCGGCGAGGGTAAGCGCAACGCTGCTGAGTATGCGCGCAACCCTGAGAAGATTGCTAACTATGTATACATGGATAAGTACCGCTCGAAGCGTGGCGCGCTGGGCAACACTCAAGAGGGTGACGGCTGGCGCTTTCGTGGTCGTGGTCTCAAGCAGCTGACTGGGCGCAACAACTACAGCCGGTTCGCACAGGACTATGGCATGGGCGCAGAAGAGGCGGCGATGTGGCTGGAGACGAAAGAGGGTGCGCTTGCGTCTGCCTTGTGGTTCTGGAGTACGAACGGCCTAAACGAGATCGCCGATACCGGCAGCGTTAAGGCTGCAACCAAGCGGATCAACGGAGGTGACATTGGTCTGGCTGATCGTCAGCGTCGTTATGCTACAGCTATGCAGGCTCTGACCGGTGAGATACCACCACGCGCACCAGTAACGCAGACGCTGCGTGTCGGCAGTCATGGCGACGGTGTTAAGCAGATGCAGCGTAAGTTAGGCATTGCTGCTGACGGAGTGTTCGGCGCAGGCACGGCCAAGGCTGTGAAGGCGTGGCAAGAGGCTAACGGGCTGAAAGCCGATGGCGTCATTGGGTCAAAGAGTTTGGCTAAAATGTTTGGCTGACCAGTGTTTAAGCGCAACACCAAGCAGAAGGGCCGAGTGGGCGAGCATTACGTCGCCTACCTGCTCGAAGACGCTGGCCTCGAGGCTCTCAGAGCTGACGGCACAGGCTGCGATCTGCACGTCACGACACACTCTGGCCGAGTGATGCGCGTTGAAGTTAAGACGTGCGGCGTAGCCCAGCACGGAACGACGCTGCGCTTTCATATTGGAAAGTCCAACGCAGAGGTGTTTGCCTTCGTCTCTCTAATGCGCGACCAGCCGTTAGTACGAATGTTCGAACGTGACAGCGTCCCGAAGTGGTCGATGCAGCTCAGCCAATTCACCGAGGAAGCGCAGCGCGCCGACATCGAGTGGTTTTTGTCTATCGATTAGCTATTGCAGCCCGTTTCGCTGGTGATATGAATGTCGGGCAGGGCGTTTTCTTTCAATCATATTTTGATGTGGGAGATGGATGCGCCGCCGAATGCGCCACATTCTAACCATCCGCGCCCTGCACGACTGCCTCTCTCAACTTAGCCTCGCTTCGGCGGGGCATTTTTTTTGCCTGACCCCCTTGAACATTAGGGCCAGAAGACCTATATCATGTGTATAGGGCAATGAAGCCCGCCAAATTGGAGAACGAAAAAATGGCAGTAGTTAGCATGTACCCACGTTACTTAACAAAATGGCAAACGGCTCGTAAACACTACCTTTCAGCAATGCGTCTGGTGGACCAAGATTTTGAGGCCGCCATTAAAAGCCTGATAATTTCACAAGCAGAGGCCGCAAAGTTCGGCAGAGCGGGAAACTCGAAAGCTGAGTTGCGCGCCGAGCGCCTGCAAAACACAATAACTTACGCAGTCAACCTCGCGTTCGGCACAGATCTAGCTTCTAAGTAATTAGCAGAGGGGGGGTTGCCTCCCCTCCCACGCTAACACTATGCTACCAATACAAAGAAAAGGAAACGAAATGAAAAACTGGATTTTAGATATTATTGGATGTGCCTGCCTGTTCGGCAGCTTCTACATTTTGATGATCATGGGGTGGGCCGTCCAATGATGACCGAGCAGAGCCTCAAAGATTTCATTGCCAGCAAAAAGAAAGAGCTAAGCGCTCTACTATCGAGGCACTCAGGTGTCCGCCCGTCATGGGTGAGCACTGACGTAGCCATGCTCCAAATGGAAATCGAAAGAGCACAACAGGAGCATGACATCTTGCACTACGGGCCGGTCTTGGCCTCAGCAATGCATAAAATCCCACTCGACAATGTGTACGCGTGGCTCAACCAAAATAAGGACACCAAAGATGACAATTGAAAACGCAGAAGTGATGATTGTATCGCAGCTGGAGACAAAGACTAGCTTCGCGCGTCGGCTTGATAATGGTGAGGAGGTGTTCATACCGGCACATCTATCCATCAAGCACGACTTTGAAGTTGCAAACGAGTTTAAGGCGGTATTGGTCCCCAACACTCGCAGCGAAAGCGTCCCGTGGCTTATGCTAAAGAAGCACGGGGCGGAGAAGGTCTACCCGAGCTTGGAGGCGCTTATCGAGAGCCAGAAGGTGGGGCAAGTTGAAGACGTTCCGCCGCTTGATGAGCGCATATACGAATTCGTAAACAATGGCGGATACGTGTCGACCGGAGAGGTCGCCGAAGCGTTCACAGCCGAGGGTGAGCCGTATGACCTTGTGTGCATCAAGCTGCAACAGATGCACGAGGCCGGTAAGCTAAGCTGCGCTCAAGTGTTCCGCACGGCGCTTCAAAAGAAGGCATCATATCGCATGTGGGCAACGCACACGCAGCGCTTCCTGCAAGTTCATGTCGACGACATCCCAGACCACATGTAACACCTTGCTTGCGCAGCGTTATCAATGCAGATACGCTGCGCATATAAACTGGAGGTCCTAATGGAAAACGAGACAAGGCAGATCGGCGCACGAGTGCGCGTCGACATTATCGAAAAACTTCGAGAGCTATCGAAACGTAAGCGCATCAGCATGGCTGTGCTGACAGAGCAGGCGATCGTAAGCCTACTCAAGTCGGAAGGTGAGGAAGTATGACTGGGGATGATGAGTTCACAGAGCGTGAGACCGCAGAGGTCGAGGAGTTCGTCCACATCACAGTCGAGGCTATGCAGCCACTTCTCGACGGACTGTTTAGAGAGATCAACGAAAACGGCTCAGCGTTTGCAGAGATGGGCGCATTTACTGGCATCGTGGGCAGCACATTTACCAAGATGAAAGAGCAGGGCTACACGTTGACCGAGCTGCTGCAGATGTCAGCGCACACCTGCGTCGACATTTTTAGCGACAAGCGTGGCATGCACTGATGGTAAACGGTCGCAACAAGGGAGCCGCATGGGAGCGCGAGGTCGCGAAGATGCTGCTCGATGAGCTGGGCATCTCGTTTAAGCGTGATCTGGAGCAGTATCGTGCTGGCGAACATGGCGACCTGATCCCCGATGATGACGCCTTCCCATTCACGCTAGAGCTAAAGCGCTACAAGGATGGACCGATCGGTGGCCAGACGGCTTGGTGGGCGCAGACTTGCGCAGCTGCTGGCCGCGAAAAGAAGTGGCCTGCGCTGCTTTACAAGTATGACCGGAAGCCAATGCGCTGCGTGGTGCCGCTGGGCATATTTAATGGGCATGAGGACAGTGACGCGGTGGTTGAGACTGACTTCGAGACGTTCTGCTATCTCGTAAGGGAGATGATGAATTGAGTATTTCGTACACAATGAGCAATGAGGAATACCACCTCAGCGATGCGCTCTCAGCGTCCGGTGCAAAGACGATCGCGCAGAAGTCGCTGTCAGATTACAAGTATGGGCAGCGTAAGCATAGCAACGCGTTTGACGTTGGCACTGCAGCTCACACACTGGTGTTCGAGCCACACATGGCGAGCACAGTGTGGTGCGGCCCCGAGCACAGGCGCGGCAAGGCGTGGATCGAGCGCAAAGAGGAGGCTGAGGCCAAAGGCGCGCTGCTACTCACTGAGGGCGACTACAAGCTCGCTGTGGGCATGGCCAACGCGGTTCGGTCCAATAGGGCGGCGGCAAACCTGCTGTCCGGCGACATGAAGTGCGAAGCCAGCGTATTTGCTAAGGATGCGATCTATGACGTGGAGCTGCGCGCCCGTCCGGACGCATGGCGCCGTGACATCGCTGCGATCATCGACCTAAAGACAACAATATCCCCCGATCCCGTAGGTTTCGCGAAGCAATGCGCAAACTTCGGCTATCACATACAAGACGCGTTCTACCGCCGTGTGATGGCGATCGAGGGTCATGAGATCGACAGATTTATCTTTATTTCTGTTGGTAAAGAGCCGCCCCACCACGTGGGCGTGTTCGAGCTGGACTGGCGTTCACTCCAAGAGGGTGAAGCCGCAGTAAGATACGCGTTGGAAAAATTTTCGACTGCGCGTAAGACGGGCGTCTGGGACTACGGCTACGGCGAGCTTCAGACGATCCAAATACCAAGCTGGTCATTCGAGCACACGCAAGACTGACCCAACATTAGGCACACACGTCAAGGAGACACACATGCCAATTTCTTTCGGAGAGACTAACGACAGCGCGGGCGCATACATCCGCGTAAACCTACCACAAAACCGCTGGACACTTAGCGACGGCGGCGACCCCAAGACGCTTGACATGACCGCTGGCATCGCAATCGACATTAAAAACGTGAAGTTCGGTTGGCTTAAAATCGCAGTCGGCGCACGTGACTGGCAGGAGTGGCCATCGCCATCACAGCCTACGCCAAAACCGCAGGAGCTGGATCTGGACGGCAAGCCCGCATACAAGCAAGGCTTCGACGTAAACTGCTGGACCAGTGACGGCACTCAGGCGCAGTTCAGCAACAACAGCTACGGCACGGGCCAGTTTATCGCCAAGCTGTACAACGACGCTGAAAAGCACCCCGAGTTTACGCAGGGCATGGTACCAGTTGTGAGTGTTACTTCGTCTACCCCCGTGGTGGTGGGCAAGGGTACTAGCTACGACTTAGGGCATTCCATTCTCAAGTGGACAAAGCCACCAACGGCAGGCGCTGAACCTGCACCAGCTGCACCGGCCCCTGCGCAGACACCGGCGCAAGCTCTGGCGGCTGAAGACAACTTCGGCTTCTAATACTCGCCGCGTCCGCACGTCGGGCGCGGCACACACTTGCAGGGAGCAGATAAACAAAATGAGCCAACAATACTTTAGCAAGGTCAGAGAGAGCATCGTAGCCGAGATGGGCATCGCGTCTAAGGGTGGACGCAACGAGGCCCTCAACAAGGCCGCATTCACATTAGGTCGCCACGCGCACATGGGCGCCGGTGACATCGACGGCACGATCACGGACTTGCATACAGCTGCAAAGGCGATCGGGCTGACGGACACCGAGATTAAGACGACGATCGGCTCAGGCTTCAAGCGCGGCAGCGAGAACCCCAAGCAGCTCGAGGGCGGTGAGAGCGAGCCCTTCATGCCGTCGGAGATGGATCGCCTGATAAGCCGCTTGGCCGCTAAGAACCTGCTGGTCAAGGACGACGAGACGCGCAAGGAAAAGATCGAGAAGGCCGTTAAGGCGTGGGAGGGTAGTGTACCGATCACGCGAGACAATCAGGACGCGGTGCGACCCGCGCTGCTATACCTAAACAGCCGCAGCCTACGCGCGGGCACTGCCGCGAACATCGCCAGATATAACCCGAGCCTATACGGCGGCCCCGCAATAATTTTCCCCGCGATGGACTACGAGGGCAGCATCACCGGCGTGCAGGCGGTCCTACTTACCGAGGCCGGTGAAAAGCGCGAGCACAACGGCGTAAACAAGTATTCACGCGGCGCACTTGTGGGCAACGTAATGCGCATTGGCGATGAGAACGAGGGCGGCTGCATCATCATGGTCGAGGGACCAGAGGACGCGCTATCCGTACATCAGGCAGTCGAGGGTGCGGCCACAGTGATCTGCACGTTCGGCAAGTCTGGCCTGAGCACGTACAACCCGCCCAGAGCGTCCGACGTGACCATCTGCGCAGACCCAGACGTTGACATCGAGGCCGTGGCTGACGTGCTGCGCGGTGACGGGTCTACAGACGTTCACGTCGTGCGCTTCGACCAGCTCGGCGTCGACGGCGTGAAGGATGCCAACGACTACCTCAAGGAGGCGGGCGCGCAGAAGCTGCGTGAGGCCCTGTCAATGGCCAAGCCGGTTGCCGAGGTCGCTCAGGAGCGCATCGAGAGCGAGCGCCAGTGGCCGACAGCGTTTGAGCCTATGGACGCGGCTATGATACCCCCGAGACGTTGGATCTATGGGCAGCACTACATCCGCGGACACGTCAGCGTGCTCGCGTCTGCTGGCGGCGTGGGTAAGACGTCTATGCAGATCGCGGAGGCGCTGGCGATCGCTACCGGCAAGCCGATACTAGGCGAGCAGGTCCACGAGACGTGCAACGTGTGGATCATCAACCTCGAAGACCCGCTCGAGGAGATGCAGCGTCGCTTCGCGGCCACCATGCAGCACTACAAGGTGTCGGCGGACGAAGTTAGGGGTCGCATATTCTTGGACGCGGGCCGTGACTTGAAAATGATATTCGCCAAGCAGGATCGCGACGGCATCAGCGTCGACGAAGAGATGGTCAAATATATGTCGGCCAAGATTAAAGAGCTGAACATTGGCATGGTGTTCATCGACCCGTGGGTTGCGGCCACGCAGATCAGTGAGAACGACAACGTAGCCATGAACGCAGCCGTGGGTGCCGTTCGCACGGTGTGTGACGCCACAGACTGCTCAACGGCACTCGTGCACCACATCCGCAAGGGCAACGGAGATGACGCCACAGTGGACAGCATCCGCGGCGCTGGGTCACTCATCGGCGCGGCCAGAGCTGCCCGAGTGATCAACAAGATCAGCGAAGAGGAGGCGCAGAAGCTCGGCGTGTCGGAGAACCTAAGTAGAGGCATATTCCGAGTAGACGACGGCAAGGCGAACCTCGCCCCGCCAGCATCGGCGGCCGTCTACCGGCAGATGATCGGCGTGCAGATCCCCAATGGGGAATACGTGGGCGTCACGGTCGAGTTTAAGATGCCGGATCTGTTCGACGGGGTCAGCACAAAGCACGCAATGCGTGTGCAGCGCATTGTTGGCTCCGCAGAGGAGGGCGGCGACCCGTACCGCGAAAACGTCCGCAGCAAGCGCTGGGTCGGCAAGGCGGTGGCCAGTGTGCTCGAGCTGGACGTGGACAAGAAGCCCGAGAAGGCGAGGGCTAAGGCAATCGCGGAGAAGTGGCTACAGACGGGCGTCCTACGCCTCGAGCAGTTCGCGGACAAGCGCGCAGGCAGGGACGTGACCATCGTGTCGGTGGGTGAATGGATAACGCATGAGGAGGCAGGACTATAATGGCAGTTGGAGACAATATGAAGCTGACGCGAAGTGCAAACGCCTTTCGCATTTGGCGTGCGGCGAGTTCAGTCAACTGGGACTGCACGGCGGAAGAGTTGGCAACTGAGCTGGGTCTGCATAAGGACACGGTGTTCAAGATATGCAAGTTGAGGGGGTGGAAGCTAGTCGACGGCCAGAGCGGCTTTCGGAGTGATATGCAATCCAGCGTAGATAAGGCTATTAAAAAATGAGGCCATTATACGAGACACAGCAGGACAGGGACAACGAGCTGGCGCTGTCAAAGATCATCGAAAAAGAGTTCAAGTGCGTCCTACACAAGATGCCGATCAAGTTGAGCCTAGACTACATGGCCACCAGAAACGACAGCGCCGTGGCATTCATCGAGGCGCGGCAGCGAAAGACGCCGATGTTCCAGTACCCGACCTACATGATCTCGCTCTACAAAGTTATGATGGCCAGCACACTGACGCAGGCGACTGGGCTGCCGTGCTTCCTCGCCGTGCAGTGGAGTGACGCTGCGGGCATATGTAAGCTGCCAGCGGACTACTCGGAGCAGGACGTACAGATGGGCGGAACAATGCGCCGCAATGACCCGCAGGACATCGAGCCGATGGTATACTTTAATCTGTCAAACTTTAGGGTGATCAGTGGTGGTGTGTGATAACGGAGTGGTAACCACAGTGTGTTTTCGTGACTGTGGAAAGCGTGCGGCACCGTGGAGATATGAGCCTGTATTCTCTCCACCACAGTGTCCCCCTATATATAGGGGACTGTGGAGGACGTGGATACTGTGGTGCGAGACGACTGTGGAAGATTTACTGTGGTGGAGAGGTGGCGTGGTGCCGCTGGCAATTAGGGGGAGTATTTGACGTGGTAGCGAAGAAGCGAGTGAGGAAGCCAAGCGCGAAGGACATTAAGGCGAAGGGCACGTTTGAGGTGGGTGAGCGTAGCAAGCCGATCACGGCGGGCGTGTGGGGTCAGCTGGAGCCGCTCGATCGGGTGGCGCGGGAGAAGACGGAGAAGTGGGGCGACACGTTGCCGTCTCTGGTATCACCTGAGTTGGCTGGCAGGTTCCATGGCGCTTACGAGGCGCTCGGTGAAGCTGTGGACGCTGATGATGCGGTCAGGACACACAAGCTGGCCGGTGCGTTGATGAGGGCGTGGGACGTGCTCGAGCAGGAGGCGATGCAGGCGGGGCATAAGCCGCTGCCGGTAGATGCGTATGCGATCGACTTGGATGGTAAGATCGTGTGCATCGCGTCCAGCGGTGTGAGCGAGCTGCGTGCAAAGCACAGCGACTGGGTGGTATACTCGTTCGAGGATGCCGCGCGGATATTGAATGCGAGCTTTGCGTCTACGTTTTGTGAGGAGACGTTCAAGGCGTTTCCCGAGGCGAAGGTTACACGGGTCGAGGCGAAGGAGGCCGTCGACTGGGATTTAGGTGGAGATGAGATACCATGGTAGACAGAGAATATATTTTGCGTGTGGCGGGTCAGCTGATCAGCGGAGACCGTCACGACACGTATGGGGACGCTAAGACGTCTCACAAGAGGATTGCTGACATGTGGTCAGCTTACCTCGGGATCGAGCTGAGTGCGTCTGACGTGGCCGCGTGCATGGTGCTGATGAAGGTGTCGCGCACTAAGGGGCAGGTCGACGGGAAGGGGCACTCGGATAACTGGGTGGATATTTGTGGATACGCCGCGCTAGGTGGCGAGATGGAGGCAGACAATGGGTAAGGTTGGCAGGACTAAGTTGCAGATGCTTACTGATGCTGGAGAGGATGAGATCCTTGGCATGATCGCGGGAGGTAAGAACCCGTCCGACGTGATCAAGCATTACAACGTGGGTTGGAACATATTCTACAAGTGGGTCGGCAACGAGGAAGGTCGCGCAGCTCGCTACAAGCAGGCGCGTGACATCGCCGGTCACAAGTACGCGTCGAAGGCTGAGGAAGTGGCGGAGACGATCCACTTGCAGGAGGCGAGCGTTAACTCTGCTCGCTTGGCCGTGGATACATACAAGTGGCTGGCCGCTAAGGCGAACGACACATACGACACGAGGCAGTCTAACGTGGCCGTGAACGTCAGCGTGACGGACCTGCACGCGCAAGCGGCGAAGCTGTTGGCGACGATCGATGCGGACGTGATTGACGCTGAGGTGGTGCCTGATGAGGTGGAAGGCGATGAGGAGTAGAGCGCGTTTCGACGCATCGGTGGAGCGGAGCGTGCGCGCAGGCGCGTGCCTGACGCCGCCGCGTTTGGCAAGTATTTACGCGAATTCGCGGGGATTGATAGGTCCAGTTTGGCTAAGTCATTGATTTCATTACATCCGTTACTTAACATAATCACCATTATCGGACATTGGACCGGTATTATGTTAAATATGCGATCGACCCCCCCCCTCTCACAAAACCGCGGGGGTGCAAATGTTAACGTCCCCCCCACGCCTCCACTTGAAAAAAATCCTAAGTTTTCACATACCGGAGTGGTAACACTATGACAGCCCAAGATAATCCGTTTCTGAAGTTAATGCGCCGCTACCAGAGCGACCCTGTCGCGTTCGCACGCGAGGTGATCGACATCGAGCCCGATGAGTGGCAGATCGAGCTGCTCGACGCGATCGCGGCCCCTGCGATCCGCCGCATATCCGTTAGATCTGGCCACGGTGTGGGTAAGTCGACCGGCGTCGCCATGGCTGCTGTTTGGCACGTCCTGATGCGCATCCCCAGTAAGACGGTCGTCACGGCCCCCACCAGCTCGCAGCTTTTTGACGCGTGCTTCGCTGAGATGAAAAAAGTGGCCAAGTCACTAAAGCCCCCCTTCAACGATTTGCTGGATATTAAGTCTGACCGGATTGAGTTGAAGAGTAGCCCTGAGAGCACGTTTATTTCGTGCCGGACGTCTCGCAGTGAGACGCCGGAGGCTCTGGCTGGGGTTCACAGTGAGAATGTGTTGCTGCTCGCCGATGAGGCCAGCGGTATCCCCGAGGCGGTGTTTGAGGCTGCGTCTGGCTCGATGTCTGGCGAGCGCGCCACCACGGTGTTGACCGGCAACCCCACACGGAACACGGGTTTCTTTTATGACACCCACACGCGCCTGCGCGATGACTGGCACACGATGCATGTGAGTTGTGTTGACAGTCCGCGTGTGGCCGATGACTTCGTTGAGGATATGAAGCGCCGGTACGGTGAGGATAGCCCTGCGTATCACGTGCGTGTGCTTGGAAACTTCCCGCCGTCTGAAGAGGACACGGTCATACCGGTGTCCCTGATCGAGCACGCCATGGCCAACAAGATCAAGGTGCATGAGGAGACCACGTCGATATGGGGTCTTGATGTAGCCCGTCAGGGCGGTGACAGCTCGGTCCTGTGCAAGCGTCAGGGGCCCGTGGTGCATCCGCTCACTGTGTGGCGTAACTTGGACCTGATGCAGCTCACAGGCGCTGTGAAGGCGGACTACGACGTCACGCCCCCATCCAAGCGTCCGATCGAGATCATTGTGGATAGTAACGGGTTTGGCGCCGGCGTATTGGATCGTTTGCGCGAGCTTGGCCTACCGGCGCGGGGTTTGAACGTGTCCGAGCGTGCCATGGCCAAGGATACGTATCTGAATATGCGCGCTGAGCTGTGGTTTAAGTGCAAGCAGTGGCTCGAGGGGATGGACGTGTCCCTGCCGCAGGATGACGGGCTGTACGCGGAGCTGGCGGCCCCTCGGTACATGTTCACGTCGTCTGGTAAGATGCAGGTTGAGAGCAAGGAGGCTATGAAGAAGCGCGGGGTGAAGTCGCCCGACAAGGCTGACGCTTTGTGCTTAGCGCTTGCCGGTGACTTCACGACGATGGCCTACGGATCGTCCGCGTCATCTGGGTGGCGGGCGCCGCTAAAGCGCGGCATCCGCGGCGTTGTCTAGTCCGCTTTGGGCGTTATGGCGGGCAGCGGAGGGCGTTTCGCGTCCCGCGCCTGCCTACGCTCGAATGTGAGCATCGCGTGCCCGTACGCCGTCTCGTGGCGCTCTCGGGGGTCGGTTATCTGCGCGAGCTTCTTTTTTAGGTCACGCAGTACGCTTTTGTCGTTGATTTCCTGCTTCTTGTATTCGGCTTCCTGCGCCTTCTTGATGCGCTTTAGGTAAGCCTTGCGCCGCGTAACCTGACGCGGGTCGGTGTATTTTATGGGCGCGCTATCCCCCCGAAGCTCTGCGACGCTGATCCCGCGGTTGTGCAGGATTGAATACACGCGTTTCTCGGTTATACCGTGCATGATTGCTAATTGTGCGACAGTTACGCCGCTTTTGATTGCCACTCTGGCCACTTCGATAAATCTTTCCTCTGATAGCGTCATTCGCCCATCTCCTCTGCTAATTGGTCAACCACGTAGGCGGCGATCAGCTCCGCGAGGCTGCTGCATCCGATTTCCAAGGCTGCGTCTGTTAGGTATACGCGCTGCTCGGGGCTTAGCTGGTCCAGAACCCGCGCTATGGTGCCCCTGCGGATGTAGGTCTTGCGGCGATCATCGTATGGCTGCGCGTGCGCGTACACTGGCCGCGGTATCTTGCCGCTCTGCCTGCCGCGATAGATAACGCTCGTTATGACGTCCCTGCTGTAGCCTGTGATGGCTTCTATATCCGAGATATTCTTGCCCTGCAGGAACAGATCCTCGATCCATATTGTGTGTTTTTGCCTCTGTGTTGGCATTGTTTTCCCTCAAAAGTTTGGTTCGCCGTCTTCGTCGAATAGCGGCGTGTTGTAATCTACGCTGAAGCTGCGCTTTCCGCCCATCGTCTCTCGCAGATCCGCCAAGTCGTCCTCCAAGTGGGTCGACGGTAGGACGCCGATCTCTTGCAGCTTGCGGTCGAGTTTGATTGGCAGCGTGCTGGTCATTTCTTGGACCCTGTCTTGTCCGATATGTCGTAGCCGTGCAGCTTCATATGCATCAGCTTGATGCAGTACGCGGCAATCGGGTTTAGCGGCCGGTCGCCACTCTCCCATCGGCGAATGGTACGCCCGCCGTTGTCGCCCATGCCCCACTCCTGTGAGAGCCCGTGCTGCGAGTAGCGCATGTTTTCGCGCGTCTTTTTGAAATCTTTAGGTGTCATACCTACCTCCTGTGGTTGGCGGGGCCGAAGCCCCGCGTTGTTATGCTGCTAGTTTTTCAGCCTTCAAGATGCCCGACTTGCAGGCGCTGCGGTTCCAATCGGTTGTGCCGATTACATCCCAGTTCCAATGAGAATGTGCATCTTTGTTGTTTTCATGCCATTGGTCGAAAAACTCGCCAGTGCAAAAGCA